TTCTTCAGCGTAACCTTTTAATGCTTTGGTAATATCTTTGTCCTTGAAGGCATCTTTGATATCTTCAATTTCAAAATTATTATCAATTAAAAAATTGACAAGTGTATCTGCCGCATCATTACGTTCACTCAAATCAATGTGTTCACGCAATGCATCCCAAACTTCTGATATAATATCTAAACTCATTCTGTAACTTCCTCCTGAGGGGTTACATTACTTATCACTTTTTTAGTTTTTCCAGTATATTCTAACATAACTTTATCTAGTATACCGTCTTTGTTTGCTTCCCATCCTTTGCGAAATGATTTAAGAATTTCCCCATCTTCGGTCACATAGACTAAACTGTTGCCTTCTTTCTTCAGTGCGTTAGACTTCTCAAACATATCAGTCAACCCACTATATGGACTCATACCTGATTCATAAGGAATCTTCACTTGAATACTCTCAAAAGGTTTTGCATAGCGAGTTTTCATGATCTTGCAAGCAGCACGGATACCCATTACATCAGAAATCTTGTTACCATCCTCATCCTCTTTGAGTTTGAGTTTCTTCATAGCGACTACAATTGAACTTGCGTAGACAAATCCTTGACCACCTGAAATTTTATCATCTGGATCAAACATATCTTGACTTGCGTATGTGTGATTAGTAGCAACTAGCCCAACGTTGTGACTACCCAACATATTAACGCAGTTACGTACAAGTGCTGTTAGTGCTTTAGGCTTACGACCCATGTCACCTTTCATGTCACCTGCTTCAAACTGATTAACGTCAGTTGGAGTCAATAGCATACCAAGACTGTCAATAATAAACAATACTTTTGGTTTGTCTGTTTCTGGCAGTGCTTTATATGACTTCATAAATTCTGAAATAGTTTTACCCACATCATCAATCATAGCCATGTTAAGTTTAAGCAATTTAGATTCATTTGTATCCACACCTAATGCGTGTAGCCATTTTTCATCTAATGCGTTTTCACTATCAATTAGTACTACGTAGATGCCTTGTTGTTGTGCGTGTCTAACGAGGTTTCCGGAGCAGATGAAACTTTTTCCTGATCCAGATTCTCCGGCAAAGACAGTAACTTTACCAAGAGGTACGCCTTTATTAAAATCACCACTAATGAGATAGTTAAGGCCATAATTTCCTGTACTAACCCAATCGGTTGGGTCGTTATATCCTATACTAAGTCCTTCAATAGACTTAGTAATTTCTTTCCTAAATTTTGATATGTCAAATGGTTTTGCCATTGATAATCTCTCTTTCTGTTGTTATCGGTTAAGTGTACCGTTAAGATATATTCTATCATTAAACGATACTTTATCAAGTAGATCGGGACATTGATCTGCCATCCTTTCCAAATCATAATCACTTGGATAATGTCGTAATACTCCTCTTGCCCTATCTCTAACTAAACTAGGTACACGAGGTGTACGACCTGGATCACACAATTCCTCTAATAATTTTTTACCTTGTTTTAAGGCACGAAATCTTTCATCTGGCATGGTCATATTATTCTCCTAAGATAGGGGCCTGAGCCCCTATAAAGATTAAGCAGTTTTTTGCCTAGAACGAATCATTGCCAAAATGTCTTGTGCTTTATCACTTGATACATTTGCCTTTGGAACAACGACAGGTGAACTTACAAAAGATGCCTCTGCTGCACTAACATCTTCTTCCCAAGCGGGTAGACTAGAAGCCACAACTGGTGCAACTCTTGCTGCTGTCGTAGCTGGTTGTGTAGTTGAACCTGAAGGGGCGTCAACTCCCCATGGGCGATAGTACTGACCCCAACGTGCTGGGTCATATGGTTGACCTTCAACACTTGCTTCAAACATTTCTTTGATGATACGCAATTCAGCTTCTGAAGGCTTCTTCGGCAAGAAGTCAGCAAGATTAAATAATCCATGTGCTTCAATTGCTGCTGCTTCTGCCTCAGTCAAGGCTGATTCACGGCGAGACCAAGTACTGGTTGAGTAATCAGCATAACCACCTTTGCTAGTTTTCTTAATTGTAAAATCAAGACCTTTGAGATAGTCAGTTGGTAGTTCCAAGATTTCTGGATCCATCAAACCACTCTTAATGATTGGAATAATTTGTGGACTGATAATGAATCTACGGATAGGATTTGCTGGAGTAGTATCTGCACCGATTGGGTTTTGACGAACGAAACCCTGAAACAAATAAGAACGTTTCTTCCAATACTTGTTAGCCATTTCTTTCAATGTCTCATCCTTGTACCAAGGACGAACTTCAGCTAAGATTGGGCAACTCTCATCATACATTTCCATACATGGAACTTGTACGTCAACCTTCTTCATATCAGGATAACCTTTAACTCCATTAAATGGAAGTTTGATGATTTGTTTTTCTTTCCAGAAGAACTCGTTGTTGGGATTACCGTCCGGTGCGAACCGAAGTGAAGCAGTAGTGCCTTCGTCCATGTTCCAGTGGGGGTAGACTGAGTTGTCTGATTGGGTGTTAGAACCCTTAGTGCTTGATTTGTTTTCTTGTGCCGCAATGCGGGCACGCATTTCTGCTAATGATGCCATAATAATATTTCCTTATAAATTGAGATGGTCTCGTTTTTTATTCGCTACTTCACTATGAAGTAACTAACACGATGAGTAAGTATAGCACTACTTTCTCAAACTGTCAATAGTATTTATGCCTGTTATGGCAAACCTCACATTTTAAGTGAGGTTTTTGATAAGCAATTTACCCTTATCTTCTGTGGTTCATAATCGTTAGGATACGTGCCAATTCATCACTGGATTCATCCACTTTTACTTTCCGACTATCAGCTGGATATTTTTTAGCAGATTCTGCATCAGAGTTATACCTGTTTGGAACCTTGCCACCATGCACATCTTTATCAAGTTGTTTTAGTAATTCTTCATCACCGGGTGCTACTGTATCAATTACTTTCTTACCTACTTTTTTAATTGCACTAAGAATACTTTCAGCCATTTCATCTTCTTCAGATACAACTGCTTGGTCAACTGTATTGATGAAATTTTCATTAGCACCAACTAGTTTACCAATGTTATTATTTTTAACTTTCTCGGTTGGGCCTAATTGACCTACACGCTTTTGGTTAGCATCTAATCCTTCACTCAATCCCAATTCATCTGCAAGTCTTTGTGAAATGAATTCACTTGCATCAGCATCGTAGTTGCGAATTTCACCGTTATTAAAATAGTACTCCCATAGATCGGATTCTAAATCATAATCCAAATCTCCACCTTGTTTGAAGTTTACAACTGCTTCGGGGTGTGCTGCTAAAATTCTTTCAATAGATGAACCGGTGCCTTCCGCCACACCTTGCTCGTTCATAGCTTGATAGTCATCATGACTAATATAGAAATCAGTACCAGGATCGTAGTACTTACCTTCTTGCTTGTCGTAGTAAACAACCTTGCCAGATTTGGTACTAAACGGGCCTTCTAATCCTGGACGCTCTGTGTATTTTTCACGATCAATGCCTGGCACGACTTGATGCCCTTCCGCCACATTTTCTTCTTTGTTACTAAATTTAGCACGAATGTTTTGCATTTTTGTTTTGCTAGCATGTTCACGACCTGCGGCACGTAATGCATCCATACCTTTTTCACCATACTTTTTATCACCCAAGTATGCTTGTAATGCGCTTTCATCCATTTCAGATTCATCTAATTCTTCATCCTCAGGAATACCAATTGGATTGTTACTTGTTAGACTTTCGCCGCCTTCTTCAACTAAACTATCAGCCCACTCTGCTAACTTATTCAATTCTTTGTCAACAACTGATTCAGATACCTTCTTGTGTATTCTATTCAATATTGGCATTACACTTTCAATTCTTGGGTCTAATGTCTCTTGAACAAACAATTCATTTAGATTGTTTTCTTCAGTTCCATCTTCCATCAATGATGGTGTCCAACTTTCAAAGTATGCATTATAACCACGCTTGCCAGTCATACGGCTTAATGATTCACGCAGACTTTGATAGTGTGCAATACCTTCATTAACTAATGATTGTGCTGATTCATTGAATTGACCATTACGTGTAGCACGAACGAATCCAGCCATCTTTTGGTATTCTTCACAAAGACTACCAATGTGACTCCAACGATCATCATTGACTTTACCGCCCTCAGCAATATGTCTAGCATAGACACGGGCAATGCCAGGCTTCTTGGTATCAAGTAAATAGCGTTCACCTGCTTGATTCTCTAGGAAAATTCTATTTATGTTGCGATAGCGTTGTTCACCTTCTTCAATAACACGGCTATGTTCAATCACAATCTTTACGCTAGGTACAGCATCACTGTAGCTTGACTTTTTGCCGGTAGCGTAGTAACCTTCTGCTATTTTATCTTTGTTTCTCATATGGTTCCTTCTTGCCATGTCATCTCCAACACGGTCTTTGTTTTGTGTATCAAATCCTTTAAGTCCTTTGGTCATTCTCCATGCACTTAATTGATGTAGTAGTCCGCTCCATGTATCATCGTAATCTAATTTGGGTGTTTTTTCGTCGGGACTATCGGCTACGTCATCACCAAAATACACAGTTAATACTCTATCTTCATCTAAAGTAACATAAACAGTTCCGTAATCTTCCCCGTCTTTGGTGAATTCAAACTTGAAAATATCTGCTTCATCAGGAATAGGGGTAGATTTACCTTCAGCATCCAATGGTTTTGGTTTGTATTTAGATAGTAATCTAAACAGTTCTCGGTTTAATGATTCTGTATTTGTTGGCATTTGATAGTTTTCTAATAGAGTATTTATCTTAATCTTAACTAAGCACGGCAAAGAAGGGCAACGGAGCAAGAAATTCTTCGTGGTCCCTAACATAGCTATCTAATTCAAAGTGATATGAACCCAATTCTTGAATCATGCGAATTGATAAAAGTGATGCCATTACTAGGTCATCATGATCTCCAATCTTAGCAGCATAACTGCCACCATGTGCTACAAATGCTTTCAATTCACTGACAAGACTACGACTATTTATGGTTAATTTCTTGCTTTCTATTAATGTTTTAAACTTAGCGCAAGCGGTTAATTTACTTTTTTGTGTAGTATTAAAGCCCTTACGTTTTTTTCCGGGTTCACTGATAAATGTTCCTGGAATGTTATTTTCCCCATATTCGTTTAATGATACTAATGCCGCTTCTCCTATGCTATTATTCTCTATTGAATAATAGAGATTATTTGGCTCCCCTGTACATTCAGTAATATATTTGTTTATCTGTGCAATAAGTTTGATCTGTGTTGGGATATCAGTTTTGTTGTGTTTCCATTCACCAACTTGTGTAACTGAATTTGCTTCAAATATTTGTATTGCTGCCGGGTCATTACCTGTTCCAATACTCGGGTCTAATGCTACTGTATAGATATTTCCCTTCACTGGTTTCTGATACCAACGAACTTGTCCCATTCTTGTAATTGGTTCTATACCTTGTAAATCAATCAATGTACTAGGATTAATAAGTGTTTCATCAGCGATAATAAATTCACAACCAATTTCTCGGCGGAATCTATCTTCACCCAATTGTGCTTTAATTTCATCGGCCCACTTTTGATCCCTACCGGGTTGTTCATCCCATGATGATCTATATGCTTTGAATCCATTAACACCTAAATCAGTTGTATTTCCAAATTCATCTTCGGTTTTGTTAGCCCCTTTCCAAATGAAAGCAAACTGATCTTCATCACTGTTTGGAGTGCTAGTGATAATTGCTTTACCACCAGTTGACAATGTTGGGGTAATAGCAGTCCAGAATTCTCTAGCGATACTTGGTCTAACGAATGCAAACTCATCTAGGTATAGTAATGTAATACTCATACCACGACCTGTATTTTCGGTAGTAGTTGCACTTACAATGCGACTTCCATTTTCAAAGTCTAAATTACCCTTGTTGTAAGTTGTAGCACCTGCTTTGATGTAATCTGGGCAGTTTTCATATGCGTATCTTACCCTTTGCATAATTTCCTGTGCACCGGTATACTTGTGTGCTGCGATAAGAATCGTACTGTCTGGATTGAACATCGCATACCACAATAGATATCCGGCAGCCGAGGTAGACTTACCACTTTGCCTAGGCATTAGTGAAATACTATATCTATAATTATGGTATGTCTCAATCAATCTTTTTTGATACGGCCATGGATGATAGACCATGCTTCCCTTTGTAGGATGTTGTATCATAAAAAAATTATCCATAAAAT